ATCTTGCCTTTGCTTTCAAGATATTCAGGTAGCCCAATCCAGTCTAGTTCTTCCTGCTTCGCGCCCTTCTTGATTTGGGCAAGGTATTGCTGTCCAGTGCCTTTATCTTGAAGACCCTCTATGGTTCTTTCCAAACCAGAGTAGAAGGTGTCATCTAATCGTTGGTTTAATGTATCGCCCTGAGTCTTGCCTAGCTTTAAGCCAAATCTCTCGTAGACCTGTTCGGGTAAGATCCCAAGTTTATCAGCCATTACCACGGAGAATGCTTTATGCAATTCCGCATACTTACTCGCAGTTTGTGTCGGGAAGTTTTTGGTAAGCTCAGTCTTTATAGCCTCTGCGACGTTATTAGCAGATAGTTCGATTTCAGTAGCCCTTTCAGATTCAGCAAGAATCTTATCAGCCTTTTCTAAAACATTATCTTCAGAAGCATCCATCCACGCTTCTGCCTCAAGACGATTGAACCCGCCATCCTTTCTTATGTTAAGATTGTCGTGATACTCAGCCAAGTCAGCGACATAATCCTCAACGCGCATGGTGATATCGCCGCCTTGCGTTATGGACTCATCAAGAACGGCAACTAGGTCAGCAGACAGTTTTTCTCTTGCGTCCGTTTCCTCGAATAAAGCCGCTATATCCTCTGCGTCAATAACAATATCCTGCTCAGAACCCAAAGAATCTCTAATGTACGACCGGAGTTCTTCTTTGTTCCTTTGATAGAGTTTCGCTCCTACGGTATCAGATATAAGCTGGTCTAGCTTATCGTTAAATGTAATTGAGTCTTGAGCCAACCCAGTGTTTAAATCAAAATCGGAGCCAGGAGCAGTCGCTTGCTGTGCAGATGACAACAACCCCAATCCACCACCAGCACTAAACCCGCCCATCATCCCCTGTAGGACTCCCTCAGACCATACCTTCTCTTTGTTGTATGCCCATTGGATAGCTAGATTAGAGTCAATAGCTTGTAAGCCTTCTGTGGCGGCTTCTGTTACAGCAGCAACCCCGCCTCTCCCAAGCCTAAATTTATTAACCCCTTTGAAAACCTTTTCAGCACCCAGCCTCTCAAGCAGACCGCCGATAACAAAAACCTGCGAGAATGCTTGTGCGAACTGCGCATCGCTCATTCTAATACCAGTTTTTTCTTCAAACTCTGCGGCATCCGAAGATACTTCAAGAGATTCAAGCGTCCCCATGAACCCGAATTGAATAGCTTTACTCTGTCCCATTGTCATCCATGCGGCGACCAACGAAGGTATCGCCTCGCCTAAGAACGCAGCATAATATTCTGGGTCGCTGAGAACCGTGCCAAGGTCTTCAAAATCACCATCAAGGGCTTTGTCAAATGCATCACCAGTAAACTGTTGAATACCAGCAAGCCTTTCGCCTGCTTCAGTTCCCATAACGCCTTCACGGGCGCGGGACATTCTTTCGGCATATTGGGTAGGGCCGTATTCACCAACACCACCGGCTATTGTTTCGTATGCGCTCCAGTCTCCTTCACCGCCCATAGCACGGCTTAACGCTCTGCTACCAGTATAGGTTTGGGCAAAATCATAAGCCCTGCCCATTGTTTCGGGTAGGCGAGATAGCATTTCGTTAAACCCGTACAGTCCAGTCTCTAACGCAGTTCCCAGCGTACTAGCTGATTGCCCCACTTTCTCAAGCGCATCGAAGTCGTCATGGTTTGCTGCTACGAAGTCTGGATTTAATGCTCGTTTTTTAAGAGCCTCTACTTGTGACTCATCGAGTTTTTTAAGAGCATCATTGCTCTTTGTGAGCCAATCCACCTCCTGCGGTTTAGATTCCACAAGGGAAAGCGGGACATCAAGCTTTTTGGCGTTGGCTTGGTTTAGAGTTGATTGTTCTGGATTTTGCTTAACGCCATGCTCAACTGAAAACTGCCGTTCATCACTACTATCCATCTCGGCAGCAATATCTAAAAGACTCTGGTCTTCTGGAGATTTAGGTGCCTCCATAACCCCTAGTTCATTAAGGGATTTTTTAAGCCACGGCTCCATTATCTAGGCACGCTCGGCTTGTAAGGGTCGGGTATTGGCGCTGTCGGCCTGCGAGACTGGGTAGATGGGGCGGTGTTTCTCTCGTTTGGCGGGATTTCTGGTAATATCATACCATCCCCATACCTCATTCGGATTAATTTAAGGATGTTTTCTTCGGTAGGGTCGCCATTACTTCTCGCTATCACATCTGCGAATTTATTATATTGAGCTATGATTTCTGCTTCATATACTTCGACACCACGACCGCCAATGCCCTTAACTAACTCGTCAACTATGGTTGCTGGAACGCCTTCTATCTCAGCAGCATAGGCTTTAATGGTTGAGTCAGGCCTGTACCACGGATGTTTGCGCTTAAATGTCAGCACAAGCCTATCAGCAATACCCTGTATTTCTTCATTAGACATCTCTTTAAATTGCCCGCTACCACTTTGCCTTAGTGCGGTTTCTGCACTAATCTCATCGTTTAATCTTTTATTTACTTCAGCTTTTTGTTTGGTAGTCGCTCTACTACCATGTAAGGCAGTAGCAGTAGTGTTCACAATGCCCTGTTTAGTGACTAGAATGTTCACATCTAGCTCTGATGTTTGCGCTTTGCGAAGCACCATTAGTTTCTCTGTACTTATTCTATCTACATACTCTCTAAGATTAATATTCCTGAAAGCATCTATGTCGTTTGTTGCTAAGTCAGTCAGATATTCCCACCACGAATACTGAGTATGAACTGTCTGGCTTTGCGACCTGATTTCAACCATTCGCCTCATAGCACTTAATTCTTTCTGGTTCATGCGTTCTCTGACGCTCTGTGGGATAAGGTCAAAGGCTTGTTGGGGAGTAAGAGATTGTGTAGTAAGTTGTGCATCAAAGTCATCATAGTTCGACGACTCACCATCAAGCGCGGCATTGTAAATTGTGTATGCCTCGTCTGATGCGTCGCCCCACCCTTGCTTCTCGTCGGCATCCTTTTCACCATACATAGCGTTTATTCTTATGATAGTGACATCTTCCATTTCACCAGAAAGGTCTTTCCTAGCCTTGGCGCGAGCCTCTGTTACTGTAAGGTTCTCACCCATAATATCATCAGTATAGGCTTGAGACTTTTCGCTTAAATTTCCTTTTTTAAGTAGTTCCTCAACCGCATCAACGTCCTCGTCCATCATTCTTTTTTTGTTCTCGTCAAGCCATTTCTGGCCCAACCCTGAATTATTATTATCAACAGATTCCTCAATGACCCCGCGGAGAATGGCAGATGTCTCTTGTTTAACAGCGAGGGCGGTAGCTTCCTTGTCTAGCCCTATATCCTCAGATCGCCTGATAACCTTATCGGTAGTGTCGAGAATCATCCTTTCCCACTCAGGCTTGTTCATATACTCTTGAGAGGCATACTCCTGGTTTGTGATAAGACCCGCCTCAAAGGTTATTGTGTTATAAGCCTCTCTCTCACCAGTGACATGACCGAGTAGACTGTTCTGCACAGCAAGTCCAGCAATATCGGCTTGTCTACTATACTCTCTCTTAGCCCTGTCCGAACCCAGGTCTCCACCAATTGAGTCCTTGTCTTGACCGAACACATCAAACTGATCTTTAAAGAATGAAGGGTTTTTAGCTACATTAGCGCCCTTCTGGTGAACCCATCCGTTCTCTCCAGACTTTCTATCAAGAATAGATTGTTTTAATCTTGTTATAGCGTCGTCAACATCGTACTTATCATTCCTGAGCTGGACCTTTTCAATTTCATCCGCAAGACCTTTAAAGCCTGCGGCAAGTTGCTGATATCCATTGTCTACAGGTTCTACTTGAGGGCCAACTTTAAGTGGTCGTCCAAAACCAGGGGTAGGTCTTTCACCATAAGGGGTGGGGAGCTTAGGCATTAAGTGTTCACCGTATTATAGATTGTACCAATATTAGTCGCGAGACTGCCGTAGCCACTTAACGTGGTTGCTTTAGCCTTCGACCTGTATGCTTGCGCCTGATCGACTCCGTATTGTTCTGCTATCCTACCTTCATGTCTTAGGCGTTCGGCCTCTGAGCCTGCCTCGTAGAGAGCCACAGACGCCCTGTAAGCCCCCTCGCCATCAATATCTGCTAACAGGTTAGAAATGTCATCAACATACCCGCCAGCAGCAGCTACCGCCACAGCCCTTGAAGCTACGAGTTTAGCTTGTCTCCGCTGTTCCATAGCACTAATCTGACCGCTAACCTCAACGGTCTTAGCAGCCATTTTATTATAGGTATTTTGCTCTTTGCCTCTAGCCAATGATCTAGCAGCGGCGCGTTTCGCGGCTTTAGATGACTTACTAGACCCTAAAAAACTTGTTGCAGCGCTAAATACTGACAATGCTGTGACTGGATCAACAACCATAATTATCTCTTCTCGTTAGTATCGACTGAAATTATCGCAGCAAGAATAGTACACGGATTAGGACTCTGGGCTTGCAAGCATAACCGTAAGTCTGTGTCCCATCTGCCATCGAATTCAAAAGCCTGCTCGTCATAACTGGAGTGAATCGTATCGGCTGCAACCGCTGTATAGCCCTCAACATCAGGCAAGTCATCCAGTTCAGTAAACGAAGGCCCATACTTCAAAGCCTGATAGTGAGTGTTGTATAGAATCACCCCAAGCTGGGATATGTTTTTAACTTGCGTTAAAGGTGTTTGATTGGGACTCGCGGCATAAGTCAGCTTAGAAGACTTCCATTGTCCCGTGTAGGAAATCCCAACAGTACCAGAACCATCTGAAGTCAATCCGGTGACTTGTCCGCTGGAAACCGTACCACTACCCGCGTTCTTGCCGTTCACCCACGCAACCACGCTCTCGCCTTCTAACGTGGTCAGCCCTGTCATTATTCCTCCCGAGACAGTACCATTAATATGAGAGTCCATTTGCTTGCTTGTAGTCCCGCCCTGACATTCAGACTCCAAAGACCACTTCTCCAAATACCTCACCGTGGAACTATTGATTGTTCTGTTGATTATATAATAAACCGAATCCTCAGCTGATCCTGACGCACCTGGAAGGACTACAATATCCTCAACTGTGCCGCCAGACGTATACTTGCACCAGCATGTCACGTTTTCAGCTATTTCGTGAACAAGTATCATTACCGTACCATCTGTTCTTAAACAGTGAACCCTTGTATCTGGCTGTCTCTGGACTGCTAATGACGTTATTACAGAACTCCCTGCCTCGGGAAAGAAAACTGTCAGGTCGTTGGATTGGTAGTCGTAATTGTCGCCCCACGAAGCCTCGAAGACCCTTGTGCCACCTTTCTGCACAAAGATAGCGTTGTTGTCAAGAGAGACTGCTTTAACGGTAGAAGACCCCTGCGTGGAGAAATACTTAATCATCGCATTAGACGGGGTTAGAATCTCATCCTCAGATGAAGACCGCATGGAGTTTTCAGAACCATCAGTTCCGACCAATAACCGTCTAGCGCCAATCATCCAGTTAGCCCTGTCTACGGGGCCAGAGCCTAGCGTTCTACGGATAGTCCCAGAGTCACCTATAACATCTGGGTCATAGGATTCATAAGCGTCTGAAACCGAGAGCCATACCTTATCTCTACCGCCCCATCCTAAACGGCCTTCTGTGAAAGCCACCGCTGTTGGATAGCCTTTTCTGGTAGACCAGTCAGCAGGATACCAATTTAAAGTTGCGTCCGTGCCGCCAAAGTCCACAATAACACCTACATCGACAACGGTACTTGAAGTAAATCCTGTGACCCTTCCAATACCGTCTATTGACCCTATAGCGTAATCCAATGTCAGTACAACGGTATCCGTTCCATAATCCCCTGTCGCGATACCGATTCGATACCACGCGGTTTGGTTATCTAATGTGTCGTCGTAAGTAATGGTCGCATTAGTCGTGTAAGTAGTGACTGCTGCGAACCCACTTGTAGCTGAATCTAAAGACCTTTGTAAAGTAATTGTTGAATCTACCCTGCCAGCCCTGATTTGAGTAAATATTCGACTGGTAGATGTGCCTGTTACCTTAATTGCACTTGTCCATGTATCTTGTGCAGTAAGACTAGCGGTAACCGTTTGCCCTGTTGAGGTTAGCTTAAACAAAGACCCAACATCAGTTGATTTAAACAATGCCTTGGAAGCAGTTAATGTCGTATCACCGCTCAAAGCAGCAGCCGCTAAAGTAATAGTAGAAATATTGATATCACTAAAAGGACCGTCAACAGGTTCGTACTTTTCAACCGACCACCCCGTAGTCTGCCGACGAATTATTTTATATTGGATATAACCATCACATGCTATATATAGTATGTCTCCAGACTGATCCCACCTTAATTTTGAAAGGTCAGCAGCAGCCCACGGAGCCGTTATGGACATAACCCCCGAAGACCCTACAGCAACAGAGTCTACCAGAACAAACCTTTTGGCTCGGTTTTGAAACTGGATGAAAAAGTTCCCAGTAGGAGTGAATGTTAAGGAGTGACTCCCTGTACCCAAAACAGTCTCATTAATGTAATCATCGCCGAGTGAAGTAGACCCAACTCTTAGTGTAACCGGCCCCCTATTGATAACAATATCTAAGGCGTGTTCGGTACTTGTCTCAACAGTAGTGACCTCTTGCTCTCTTACAGCCGCGTGAGTCCCGTCACCTGTTAGCTTGAGATATCCACCAGTAAGCCATATTGAAGCCGCAGTACCCCCTTCGTCTTTATCAGTCCATGACGCAACATCAGAGTCAAAACCCCCATTTGTAACGGCAGAGGTTACAGCAGTTCTTGTAGTGAGGGAATCAGATGCCCATACGCGCATTAGAACGTCAGTGATTTCAACAAGGGCGGTGTCGGTTTGGGAGAATATGAAGGGGATGAACTTGGCTTGATTGTTGCTTGCAGTAGCACCGATGTACTTTGTCCCAGGACGGAGCATCATGGAACCTAAGTTTCTAGGCATCCAATTAGTCATTGTCTCGGCAGACATAGCGGTACGGTCGATATCAGTACGCGCTAACGCCAATGGGGATATAAGCCCCCTATTGAAAGCTCGAAGTGCTGTGGTTTGCCTACCCAATTAATTGTCCTCTGTTTCCACGGTCACGGGTGCTCCTGCCTCCGTATCGTGATGTACTCCAGTTCCCCGGTGGTGGGAATTTCTGCGGGTCAACCATTGAATCATTAGACTTGGCTAGTTTAAGGCGGTTTTTCTCTTCCTCATTAACATCGTCTTTTTTATCATTGTCCTGAGTTAATGCCCATACTATCTTTCTTGCGAAGTGAGCAGCAACGTAGTCTGTAAAGGTAGCAGGCCAAAGAGACAGGTTCCCACCAAAAGACGCATCATCTGAAACGTACTTGACATAAATCTCATCAACCTCTGCATACCAGTAATCAGCTTCATCCGCATACTCGATAAGCGGAGTGGTGAAGAATTCATCAGTACATACAGCAGACGTAGCAACCCAATCCGTAGGTTTGGAGAATGACCTGTTATACCCAAAATCGGTCGTCAGGTCTGTGTCGTAGTCGAACTTAACAGTTCTGCGGGCGAATCTCCATTGCCCTCTTTCAAGGCAAGCCCTTACGCCATCATTATCCCATACGTGGTCAAGAAGCCGTCGGGATTTTCTCTCTTCTGTCAATGATGATAGAATCCTCTCACCACAAATGATTAATGCAGAATTGTATATCTCAAGTCGGGATGTTGCCATTTTGAATTCTCGTTAGGTATTCAGCTAAAAATTCCAAGGCGGATGCCTCGGTTTCAAACTGATTCTTTATCATTTCGCTATCAGTAGTGCGTCGTACCCCCCACTTGCCGTGACGACCACCCCAATAGACTTCGTATAACAGGCTAGGGCTTATTTTCCCGCCTGCCTTTAAATAGTGATGGCTGAGTTCATGGAGCTTTGCAAAAGTCCTGCCACAGTCCATAATAAGGTATTCACCGAACCACGTTGAGTCATCAGTCATTATCTCAATCCGGTCTTCTCGTTTGAACTTTACTGCTACAAACGACCAGAAATCAGGATCTAAAACATCTTTCCTTGTGACCTGTGGTTCCACGGTAACACACCACCATGAACGAACCTGCTCTTGCTCTCTAACTCTCTTATCTATAAGTTTCATAATTTTCTCCTCAAAGAAAGGGAGAGCCGAAGCCCTCCCTCAAGGTTGTGGTTAGCCACCACCAGCCGCAGTTGCGGTTGAAGTGATGAAGCTCTCGGTTGATAAACTAGCAACGTCTGAAGTAGACGATACACCAGTTACGGTTCCGAAAAACAGGATTTGACCCGTTGAGCTTTCGGTGCTAAAGGTTGGAGCAATAACAACATCGTTATTTCTCATTCCCAATAAACCACCATCGCTAAAATACCCTGTCGCTGTAATTGTAGCTAGAGGGTCGCTGGATGTGTACATCCATAAAGCCCCACCGTTAGCAACACCGGTACTTTCGCCACGATTTCTCTGTGACAATTGCCCTGCGTCGATACGAATGGGAGGGTTGCGAACACTGGATGCCGCAGTAGTGCCTGAATAACTCATAATATCCTCCTATTAGGCGTAAGCGGAGCCATCGGCAGCAATGCCAACAACACCAGAGTTTTGTAAAAGAACAGCACCCATAAACATTGAACAACGGGTGTACCAGTAGCTTTGTTCCTCGTTATACCCTGCGCCGATGTCCATTCCTTCGGTATCAGCAGCATGACCAAGCGCAGAACGGTGATACAAAAAGCTTTGTTCGCTTGATGTACCTTTTCCTGGAAGGTTAGGATGCTCAATAACAAGGACATTACGCCAGCGGTATACTTGAGGTTGATCACGCCACGATGGGTCATCACCAGCATACGCACGAAGATTAACGTAATCCGCGCTGCCGAATTCTGGGGTTTGCTCCAGATAGGCAAGGTAAGCAGGTTGACACAAGAACGTGATACCTGAATCCCAGGGGACGGAAGCGTTTGATAATTTAACGCGAGCGTTCTGGAACAGGTCAAGGCTCGGCAGAGTTGTGGTGCTACCAATAGTCACCGTACCACTGTCAAGAATGGTTGTGATTTGGTCGTCAATCTTGCGATTGAGAACGCCTATTGATGTATTCTGCATGATTTGACGTTGATTGCCCTGTGACGCAAAGATGTTGAACTTGGTCTTGCGTACCAGATCATGCTGTTCAGTCAGAGTTGCCGTGCTCTGATTGAGGTTGTCGGATCGAGCGGCTATTAAACCGTTGTTTCCGCGTGTGACCGTCTCCGCGCTGCCTGAATCTGCAACGAGGAAGATGGCTTTTTCGCCCTTGATTACCGCTTCAGTAGTAACAGTTTCACGAAGCAACGATTGACGTTGTTCAAATCCGTGAATGTACTCATCGCGGTACTGGGTTTGAAAGGCAGTATCTACCATGATTAACTCCTAAAAGTTAAAGTTAAGGAAGACGTTGCTTGGGGGTGTCCTTCGGGGAATTACGGGGTGTCTCTTTCGAGGCCGATTTTAATCCTTCTGGGCCGTTGCTAGGTCATAATTGTGTAGGGGTCTTGCGACGGTATCCTACTGTTGCGGAACGCTATCTCTTGCTCCAATTAGCTCGCGATAACGTGCCTGCATTCTTTCATTACTTAAATACTCTTTAGTACCCATTTTGGATTTAATTGAAGCAATTTCATCTTCAATGCTATCCATAATAGTGCCACCTTCAGTAATAAGTGATGTTGTTGGGTTTTGTATCAACGCAAGGTCTAAAAAGAACTTGAGCGTATCTACATCGGAGCCTAGAAGGTTGCCATTGGCTAACCTCGCTCCCATTAAACTTTCTTTCACGCCCTCTGGGGCTGTGTCAAGAAGTGCTTGAATTTTTGTTATATCAGTGCGGTATTCAGTACCCCACTCGACTCTAAGCTTATCCTCGGAATCGCTCTTTAGAAGATTGTCAGATTCATCCAAAGCCTCATCTGCTAATGCAATCTGTTCGTTATGGAAGTCAACCATAGTTTTTGCAGCAGCAGGGTTGAGGTTTCCATTAAAAGCACGTTCAGCAGCAGAAGCCTTTAGTTCGTCGGATATCTCGCCAAGGTCATACTTCTCGGCAGACTCAGGGATTCCGTTGGTCGAGCGCCATGAAGCCTGTTCTTCTTCAGTCCCTTTATCGGGGAATGGGACAGCCTGCTTGTACTCGCCTGAGCTAATCTTCTGTTGAGCAGATAACAGCCCATCAAAAGCAGCGTTAGGGTTAGCGTAACGCCCTAGCTTCTCAAGTTTATCCTCATCTTCTCCCGCGTAGTCCTGTCGCCATGATTCCGGCCATGCTTGGGTGTTTTCTTCAGTATTCTCTTCTTCACTCACTGGGTTTCTCCTCTAATTTACGCGCCAATATACGCGCATCTAATTGCAGACAGTTAATTAGTTCTAAACCAACGTGCCGCCTACCGTTTAAAAAACTTGAGTCTCTATCAGACTCTCCAAATGTGGGCGCGTATGTGCCGCACAGGTTTTTGACAATGAACCAGAAAGCATTAATCTGCTGTTGTGGGTCTGCATCGCCCTTCTCCATGCATTGAATAGCAAATATATCAGCAGGGGTTATCTTTTCAGTTAATTGTTCGGATTTCCTCTTCATGGTATCCTCAGACTTGTTCACCTAAACTCTGACTAGCACTACCTATGGTGTCAGCTACGTCAGCACTTTGTTGCATTAATGCAAGCTGTTGAGATTGCGCTTCATCGTCTTTCTGTTGAGCCACAGCATCATCAACGTCCTCGCGAGAATTAACCCATATAGCAGGCGTACCAATGCCTGTCAGGGCATCTCTTAGTGCTTCGCTACCATTCAGGATATGTCCAGCAGCAGGGTCAATATCCAACGCCTCTGCTATGAGGGCTTTGGACTCAAGGAATTTCTGTCCCTTCTGAGCATCAATAGCGTCATGCAACGGGCTTTGGTATTCAAAATCAACAGCCCCACCGAGGCTCTTAGGTATGTCGTGGGGCGAGCCAAAAGCGCCAACTCGCATTAGGATATTAAAAGTCTTTTCACACAGCCCACCATTGTATTCGGTTTCCATCGGCTGAAAGATAGGCAATGCGCCTCTGATGTACTCCTGAACTATCTGGCCTACTTCGTAAGCTGTCTTCTCAACACCGTCCCTCGGGAGGGTTAGTTTGTTCAAATAAAATGCCTGTGCAATCATGTCCCTTGAGTCCCTAACAGACTCTTGCCCATTCGGGAGTCCTCTTAAATCCAACGGCATAGGTCTTAAAGCAGTACCCATTTTCTCATCGTAGTCTGCATCAAGCCACGTAATCCCGCCCGCGTATAAAGAGACATCGCTTCTAATCGCGTCTTGTGTGGCGAGGATTGGAGGATTGGTAGCTTTCTCACTCGCTTCTAAAAGCGAATAAGACATAGCCTGGATTAATCTTGCATCTGGTAAAGCTGTTATAGTGGCCGGAGAGTAAGCGTACTGGCTTCCCGAGACTGTCTGCCAACGGGGAATAACGTACTCAATATCCCATACCGGAACAGCCTCTAATAGGCACTGATTCTCAGCATCATAGTAAATCGACCAGTAGGGTCTACCAAGAGAATCCCCATCATACATATCGGCCTCAACAACGATATGATAGCACTTGACTTTTTCGAGCGGTTTTTTCTCGGCTCGTCTAACGACTTTAGCACTACACTTGTTCCCCCAAATAGTTACCAAATCCCGCAGGGTGGGCTTCCACTTTCTAGCAACAAGCCCAATCTCTGCTTCAGCGTTTTCCTGCCACACAGTATCCCTTATATGAAAGTTCCTATATAAGAGGTTGTCAGCGAATCTATTTAGCCTGACAGAAATAACACACTGACCAAAGGCAGCGAAGTCCTGATCGCCCTCTTTGGTCGCCCTGTTAAATTGTGCAGGCTTGGAGTACATAGCCCTGCGCTGGATTTCAGTTACACGATCTAGCCAGCGTTTGCCTTCGTTGTCTACCTTCTCCCCGTGTTCTGGTATCATCTTAAACCAGTGTTTTTCGGTCGGGCGGAGCATAGACGATATCTGGTCACCTAAATCCCTTCTCGTTAAAACGGGGTAGGATGTCATTAAGTCAGCAGCAAACTCATTCCCATGAACACGCTTAATAGTAAAATCAGCTCTTTCGGGGTAGAAGTTCTCTGCAATCACCTGAAGAAGCTGGACAAACGTCAGCCTTGCGGTGAATAACTCGTCTACAACCTCTTTAAGCTGCTTTATATTCATCCTAGTGTTTCTCTACCTTGTGATAAAAGCGTACCTGCGCGACCCTTTTGTTTGAGTTTGGCTGACTTTCTACGGGCAGTTGACTTATCGCCTTCAGGGTCTTTAATTGGTTTGATTTTGGAACGAGCAAGATCTTCTTTCTTATACGTTTCCACTAAACCCATGCGCCTTGTGTATTCCGCCTCGGTGACCATATTGCCACTACGCCCACGCCCACGCCCGAATGCTTTATTGACCATATCACCACTCTTGCTTAAAAGAGTGCCAGCCCTCTTACCATCCCTCTTAGTGTTACCCTGCCAGCTTTCGCGCCCTTCCACATACGGAATATTAGCCCCTCTCGGATCTATCCATTTACGCCGCCGCGGTTTATTCTTGAAGTAGTTGTCTTTCTTACCAGGATCACCCGGTCGGCTGTTGTTACTCCCCCCGTTAAAGCCGCTGTTTCCCCCTTCATTTGTTCCTGCTCCGTATGCCATTAGTGTAAACTCCTACGCATATCGCGCCTTGTAATAACTTTTGGGGCTTGACCGCGCAAGGTATGTCTCGCCTTGCTGTCAACCCATTCCAACGCTGAATCAGAATCTCTGGCTCCCTGGAACCATGACATTAGAACAGCATCACCTTTGTCTGTTGACCTCCCCAATCGCTCACAAACCTTTTCTTTAGACTCGACCTTAATTACATGATTTTCAATCCTGTAGGTCGGGCCTGTTAAATCTGCTACTAACTCAGGGTCATCAGGGAGGGATATATCGCTACCGCCGGGTTGCGACGGGTCTAACGCCTCTCTAAATCTCCATACCGCAGCACTCCTTGTATTCTGGAAAGGGATGTTGGAGTCTTTCGACCGACCACCATACGCCTTTGACCCTTTATACCCGTATACATTTATGTCGTTAGCAGTTAAATGCTCGTAACAAGAATTGCCATACCCTCCCCCAAGGTCTATAACTACCAGAGCCTTATCCCTTCTTAGCCCTAAAATATGTCCAGCGGCCTGAGTTCCCATCTTGCTAACGTCGAACTCTTTAGCCTGTATCTCTGTAATGCTGTCGAACCATGCATCGTACCTCGGCGCCATCACCATTGGGTCATTACCGCCCCCGGTCATGTCAACCCCTATGGTACACATGGGTATCCCTTTGGGTTTTCCTTTCTTCCATCGTTCTTGAGCAAGGCGTATCCACGATGTAGGAATAGACTGCCCTATCTCGTCTTTTATGCTTAAATCAAAACGCCCATCGCGATAAGCTAACCTCTCCCTTTCAGGTAAGGCAGCCAACACCGCGTCGTAATTCGTTTCGGAAAGGAACGGGTTATCAGATAACCACGCTCTTATAAAAGTTCTCGACCTCGCTACGACAGACTCATTGTTAATCATGTGAGGGCCGGGGCCGTCTACTTCGATTTCCTTACCGTCCTCGCCTAAAGTGTACCAACGCAACTCGCCATCTTTGGCGGGATTGGGGTGAGTGTCGTCTAACCAGGCAGCCCATCGCTTAATCACCCAGTACCCTTCTGCGTTAGTCGGAGGGTTTCCTGTGGCTACGACTCTACAGCGTTGTTCGGGGTCGGCAGAACGATTCCATGCGGATATGAAAGTAAATTGACTCTCGGAAAAATCCGAAACCTCATCGAAGGCTTTTAAATCATGCGCGATACCTTTCCGTTTTTGCTTATCGGACTCTAACTGACAACCACCCATGTCGATAACCCTACCCTCGACCTTCCATGTTCCCGTAGACCTGTTAAGCCCATTGTCGTGTCCTAATATCTCTTCAAACCGCGAAGGTAACTTCTCAGCTTCCTTATTGGTGCGTCTTAATAGAAGAGAGTTTTTATGGCTGTTCAACGCTAGCCCAGTGATAAGGTCAGTCTTACCCCCGCCAGCACTCACACCGTAGAACAATTCATCAGCCTTACAGTGATAGGCTTCAGTCTGCGGGCCGGGATTGGGTATCCACTTCATAGAAGCCGTAGCGTCATTTACTTCCTTTGCAAAGGTCTTTTGTTCATCCTTCCCTAGAGAATTAACCCTTTCTAACATTTCGTCCAGAAGGGTCATAAGGGCGAGGTCATGTCCGTTTTTATATCACCAGCCCATGTTTTCATGTTGTAGTCAAGGTCGTCTAATGCCCCTGTAAAGAACCATTTTGACTGAGTTAAAGTATCAATCTCCTTCACAATCCTATCGTGCTCCTGCTGGAAGTATCGCTTCCTTGATTCCAGCTTTTGCCACCCATGATTGTGTTGACACAACCCATAAGGGGGCAACGGACGGAAAAGGTCACTCTCGGGAGGAACGCCAATCTCAATGCCTTGAGCCTTCGCAACTAAAGCAAAATACTGGCATCCTAACTTCTGGTCGAAATATTCAGTCGTTGCCCCCATGTCAACTCCCCACAGGGAAATCTTCTCGGGCTTCTTCTCTATCGCCATCGCTAACATCCACGCCAATGAAGACGTAAAGAAATAAGGGCCATACTTCTTAACCAATTTCTTATAAGGGATAACTTTCCCATTCGGGATATCGTCAACCTCCTTCGATACCCATATCTTCTTGCGGTTTTTTAAAAACTCACAGTACCCTTCAGAAAACCACGGCTGTCCAGGTTCGTATCTATGAAGTTCAAAGAATACATCAATCTCATCACCGAGTTCCATAGTCCCTGGAGAACAACCCCATACTTGCCACGGGCCTGCTGACGGGACTTTATACATACTGCTAGGCGCAGTACCAAGCAACGCTATATTCATAGAACCTCCACCTTCGGTACAGTACAATACTCCTGCTCATCCCTCTTGGTGAGCCACGTTTTAACCATGTAGTCCTGATTATCCAAAGCGCCTCTGGAGAACTGGAATTCTACCTTACCACTCTGAATAGACGCATCTGAGGCATTTCTCCTTTGCGCCAGCTCTCTCTCTCGGCAGGTTTGCTTAATCCATTCGTGTGAGTATTCCCTGACACCATATAAAGGAGGTGGGCAGAACAAATCGCTCTCAGGGGGACAGAAACTTTAATTCCTTTCTTCTTCGCAATTTGGGCGAAAAACTGACATCCCATCTTTTGATCGTAATACTCAGTCGAAGCCGCCATATCCACACCGTATAACGATATTTCATCAGCAACCTCTATCGCTAATGCCATCATCCATGCAATACTTGATGTGAAAAAATAAGGACTGTACTTCTTCATCAAAGCCTTGTAAGGGATAACCTCGCAATTCTTGACTTGAGGGTACTCAGCCATCATCCAGACAATACCATCAAAATCATTCAACCAGCTTACATACTCCGGTGAAAATGGCTCAACAGTACGGTCATACTTGTGTAATTCAAACGCAACGCCAATCCTGGGCAATAAACGCATTGTGGGAGAACAACTCCATATCTCCCACTCAGGGTCTTGAAACGGGGCCAGGGAAATACTAGACTCCGCTGACCCAACTATACAAACTTTCATAAAACCTCCTCGGTTATGATTAAGTGCTAAAATGAACGATAGCAGACGTTCCCTTGCTCACGTTGGCATGCCATAAAGCAGTAGACAAACCAATCAACTCAACACTCGCTAACGAACCACCCGTCATGGTCAAAGTCCCACCAGTAGAACTGGCAGACGACATGAACGTACCACTCACAGGCGTGATAGTCTGAGCACCACCCGTACTAATAACCACTATCTTTACACAACACCCAGCCTCAGGTGCCGTCAAAGTATAGGTATCACCCGTGGTCGAATCGATAGTGACAATACCATGATTCGGCAAAGCAGTACCAGTCGTCGCAGATGTCGCGTTCGTAACAACCCTACGTACATCCTTGACCCCTACCAAAAACTCATCGTGGTCCATCCCTAATCGACGACCATGTACGTTTGTGCGCGATAACTTCCGCGCAGCGTCTAATGTTTGTGCCATTTTAAATCTCCAAAAATGCCCATAGTAAAAGCTGGATTACTAATCATTGCCCTATGAACGAACCGAATACAGTCGGCGCTGTTCTCCTCGGTTAAATTAAGCCATGTGGATAACAGCGTTACCACTACCAATCGTTACATATAAACCATCGTTAAACTTAACCGGAGTGGTGAACGCACGATGCCGATCACCCACTCCTAAAGTTGAACCAGTCGTTATGTTCGCTATCAATAACCCACCAGTCGTTAAACCATCGTATAGCGCAACCGCACCAATACTGGCCTCGAAGTAGGTCAATTTCCCCATCCCAGTACGCACCACACCATTAGTGGTCTTCGCGCCAGATGTTAATGCTAAATCACTCATATCCGTTTCCTAAAAAATTAAAAAAATTACTCATCAATTCTCCTCAAAACTGCCAAAGTATCAATATACGATACCATAAACTACAACTAAAAGTGTTTCCTCGGTATATCTGGCATATTTATCGCTAAATCTATAGAATCTCAGAATAAAGTAGCAGTATACGATACTTTAAGGGGGAATGTTTCTAAAATATTAAAAAAATATACCTGTGAGGTGTTTCCCCGCCCGCGCGAGCCTCTGCTCAGC